TTCATCAGAATGTCATTTCTGCTGTTTCAGCCTTAGCAACCCATCTTATTGTAGTTGCCGCTTGTCCTGTTACTGTTATTGCTAATCCACCATTGGTTGTATCTGCTGTGGCTGTAACTGTCCAAGTTGCTGCGCCTGCATCTGCCGCTACTACTGTAGTCGTTACTGTCCCGACTATAGCAGTTGTACCTACACCAGCACCACGCTTAATAGCACCTTCTAGTGTCCAAGCCTTTGTGTTTCCACCGCCTGTTACTCCAGCAATAACACGAACTTTAAAGTAATAAGCAGAGTTGTTAGGTAGGATTACTTGGTTTGTACCGCTTGCGGCATTGACATCGCTTGTTAGAACAGTAGCAGTTGCATCTGTAGTTTGTCTGCCAAGAACTAATAAAGCTGATTGTGAAACACCTTGACTTCCTGTTATTGGTGAATTTGAAGCACAAAAAACTGTGTTTGCAACAATTCCTCTAGTTGTTCCTTGTGCGCCACCTAAAACAGTACTATATGCTGCATCTGCTAGATGTTTATACCCAGCACCAACAAAAGAACCACTTCCAGAAGCAGTATTATAAATTCCACCAACAACAGCGCTTGATATTCCTGAAGCGGTATTTGGATATGTTGATGTGCCAGTAAAAATACCACCGCCACCAACAAAAGAACCAAGATTAGATGCAGTATTGTTTCTGCCACCGCAAACAACAGAAAAATCTCCTGAAGCAGTATTCCTATTAGCCGCTGTACCAGCATCACCACCGCCACCGATAAAGCTATATGCGCCTGTTGCTTGGTTATTACCACCACCGACTACTACTCCATGAGGGGTGTAGAAAGATAAAGTAACACCAGCGGCAGTTGTAGCGGCTTGGCTGATTGTGAATGTATAGGCTGTGCCAGTAATTGTTGTTGAACTTACTGACTGTGATGTAGATACTGTCCAAGTAGAACCTGAACCACTAACAATATATGTACCAGCAGTTACACCAGTACCAGTTAAAACCATACCAGCAATAATTGTGCCTGATGCTAAAGAGCCTACAGTTAGTGTTGTTCCGCTAATGGTAGAAGTGTTCATTACTGCTGGAGTACCAGTAGTTACTGTAGATGTTGCGTATGTGTAAGGTAAAGAAGCTGTTGCAGTTGTAACACCAGTACCTTGTATTAATTGACCAACTTTAATATTAGCATTTGCGGAAGAAAGATATAAGGTAGTTGCCGCTGTTACAGCAATAGTTGTGGTTTGTGTTGTTACTGTTGCAGAAGCAGTACCAGAGTTTGATTCTCCAGCACCAATAAAGTTTAAATATCCAGCGGCTGTATTTAAATGCCCATTAGATATTGTAGTAAATGCATTACTTGCTGTATTGGTTTGTCCGCCAACTATTGAAGATAAATATCCAGAAGCAATATTTCCATATCCACCACCAACAAAACTTGTATTTCCGCTGGCTGTATTATTTTGTCCACCTACAATTACTGATTGAGCATTACTAGCAACTTGTCCAGCCGCTGTTCTTAAAGTTTGCCAATCAACCGCATTAGCACCCCTAGCGTTACCGCCTGTTGCTGATGAAGTAGTCTTTTGTGCTTGTAATGCGCCTGTTCCTAAAGGTTGTAAGACTAATGGGGTATTTGTACCGCCAGTAGCATAAATGCCAGGGTAAGAAGCATCACCAATAACTTGAATATAAGTAGTTGAAGCATCGCCTAATGAAGCTGTGCCTGTTGATTCTAAAGTAGTAAATTTGCCAGTATTGGCTGTTGTTGCGCCTATGCTTCCGTTTAATGCACCGCCTGAGCTATTTAATGCTGTAGCTGTCAAAGCTCCTGTAGATGGCACAAAACTTAACTGAGTAGAGCTAGTTGTTGCTGGGTTATTACCGCTAGAATTTAACGATAAAACAGGGTAATAAGTAGAGCTAGAGCTAGTATTGTCAGTTATAGCAATATTAGTAGCGTTTGTCGCTGTTGTTGCAGTTGTAGCCGAACTTGCAGAACCGCTAATATTGACTGCTAAAGAGGTAATACTTCCGCTTGCTGAGTTAAGTGGAACAGCCGTAGTTCCTATATATAACGAGGAATTACCTAAAACGCCACTAGGAATAGTTCCTGACAAATTTCCGGCTGTAAGGTTAGTTAAACTTGCTCCTGAACCGCTAAACCCTGTAGCCGTAAATACGCCTGTATTAGGGTTATATTGCAGCTTAGTAGAGCTTGTATATTCTGTTGATAAGTTTCCACTTGTTTGATTTGCAAACAAAGGATAACGAGTACTATTTGTAGTGGTGTCATCAGTAACAGTTGCATAAGAGGTAGGAGTTGTCCAAATAGGAGTTCCTGTACCTGCTGAAGTTAATACTTGCCCTGTTGTGCCTGCTGCTGTAAATCCTGTTGTGCTTGGGGCTGACTGCCAAGGAATTGCCCCTGCAACACCGCCAGCTAAATTAGTAGAAGTTGTCGCTGTTGATGCTGAACCTACAGATAAGGTTGATTGTGCAACATATTGCGGTGCAGTAACACCAGCAGTTAATACATAGTTTGTAGTTCCAAGCCCAAGAAAAGAAGTTGCTCCTGCGCCAGTTTGATAAACCAAAGAACCGGTAGTTCCACCAGCTACGTTAGTTGCACTAGCAGCCAAGGTTGCATTAGCAACTGCTCCACTAACAATAGAGCCTAAAATTGATGTAATCCAGCTAGGGTTTGAATAAGCCCCTGTGGTATAGACACCATTAGTTACTGTGGCAGCATTACCTGAAATAGAAATGCCCCAAGTACCGCTTGCATTCGTTCCTGTAGTGCTAGGTGCGCCAATCGTATTATAAGAAATAGTCTGCGCTACAGAACCATTAAATGTAGTTCCTGATGCACCGCCAGCACCGCTATTATTAAAGGTTAAAGAATTAGGGGTATTAGCTGTAACTGTAGTTGAGCCACCTAACGAGACTGCGTTGCCATTAATCGTAATGCTAGAGTTTGCCAAATAGCTATTAGCAATAGGGGTGGCATTCCAAGTCCCTGCAGTTAATGTTCCAACCCCTGTGATTCCAGTATAAGAACCTGATATAAGGCTAGAGGCTATTGCTCCGCTAGTAATTTGATTTGCATTAATAGCGATTGAGGTATTGGTAACGCTAGTAACTTGTCCGCTTGCATTGGTTACAAATACCGGAACTGCTGATGCAGAGCCATAAGTTCCTGCTGTTCCCACAGGAGTGATGCTAAAAGTATTAGAAGCAAGGGTTAACCCTGTGCCAGCGTAATAAGTATTTATGCCTGAGAACTGAACCCAAGGCATAGCGGTAACGTTAATTGTACCTGTTTGTGATGCAGTGCAAACCCAACCTGTATCTGCTTGACCGCCATTTAATACTACTGTGTAAGCGCCTGGCACTTCTGCCCATACATCCATATCCGTTGCACGAGTCCATGTTCCTGCTGACGCAATATAGATGCCGTTAAACTGGCTAGAAGCCTCGTTTTTTACGAGAACTCGGTCACCTGCTAGGGTAGTGTACCCATCAATGGTTTGAAGCCCTGAAAGCGTTATATTGGCGGTTGTGGCTACCGCACAAGCAGCCTTTGGGCCAAGACCTTGCGCTACTGTATCAACATAGAATTTATTAGCTATGTCTGTAGCGTTTGTAGGACTTGTGCTAATTTGCCCTGTAGTTGCTGAAACGTTGGTAAAAACACCAGTCGATGGCGATGTTGCACCAATAATCGTGCTATTGATGGTGCTATTGGTAATGGTTAACCCTGATTGAATAGGGTTAAGCGTTGCATAGAAAGGCTGACCCTGCCCTATAAATGTCTGAAAGTTTCCATAGACATCAAAATAAGCCTGAACTGGCAGTAGATTTTGGTCTACTGTAGAAGATGGGCCAGCCATATTTTAATAAGCTATTGCGTTAATTAATACTACATCTTCAGCCGACATATTTGCAGCAGCTCCTGTTGTTACAGAATAGCTAGTAAAAGTGATGGTTGTTGACGTGCTACCAGTTAATTGCAAAAACAAAGAATTGCCATTGGTTACATCAGCAGCAAATCCCAACCAACCATTAGGCGCAGTAGGAAGAGTAATTGTTCCGTTAGCTGCGCCACCTGTACCAACTACAACTTTAAATGCAAAGGTGCTAACCGCTGTAACAGTAGGATTTGTGCCAAAACCAGCTGAAACTACAGGCAAAATTGTTGTTGTTGCGAATAAATTGCCGTTTAGGGATAAAGAGCTTGCATTAAAAGGAGCAACCAATTGGTTACCGCCTTGACCAATTAAGTTAGTGCAAACGTTATTTGCATTGTATTGGGCTTGGACAGGTAATAGATTAGTTGTAACTGTTGAAGCTACTTGATTTGAACTCATTATGCAATTCCTTCACCAGGGGTAATTTCAAGGCTAGTAGCAGTACTTGCAATAAACCAAGCATTAGGTGGAATACCGCTAAATACTCCAACTCCATTAGGCTGAATAGTTAGCACGTTAGCTATACCAGCAGCTGTAGGGGTTGTAGCAGTAGGGGTTACTGTAGCATCGCCTGGCTCTTGTGGTGACCAGCCCACTCGAACCAATCCGTTAGTTAAATTGATAATGCGATACCCTGATGGGTACACATTGTTATTCGACTTAACCTGAACAGGAGAAGTGCTTACTAAGTAAGTTGGGCCAAAAGGCGCAAAAGCTGAATCATAAGCCATTTTTTTACTCCTTAAACTGCTGTTGTAGGCAATGGTAAATTTTCTGGTCTAGCAATTTGAAATTCATATACTCCAGCAGCAGGAGTTGCTGGTGCAGCAGAGAAATTACCAAATTGAACTGTCAATACACCAGCAGTTAAACAATCAGACTCAACAATAAAAATACCGCTAGTTTGATTGGCTACATAGCCTTGAGCAACAATAATGTCAGTTGTTTGTAATCCTGGCACATTGAATGTTTGATTAGAAGTTGTAGCATTAGTTACAGAAGTAGGAGTTAATGATGGTGCAATATAGAAAGTGCTAATTGCATTTCCACGAGCTAATGTTGTAGATGGCATGGTTTTTTCCTTTAAATAAGGTAATTCAATTATAGGTTATTCAAGAAAAAAAGCCACACTTTTTGGGCATGGCTTTCTTTCTTTTACTTCATGGATTCTTAATAGAAGCCTGGGCTCAAATCATATCCATAAATATATACGTCAACAGTCGCAGTAGCGAAAGCTGTGGAAATATTTACATATACAGTTTGTGCTGATTGGGCTGTATTAGGGTTAGAAGCTGCAGAAATAGTTACATAAGATGGTGTAGTTTGACCTGTCAAAGCTGCTGCTGTCAAAATACTTGTTGCGCCACCTTTAGCAACTGCTGTGTAAACACCCAAGTTAACAGAAGCTACAGATACTGTTGCTCCGTTGTTATTGGCATTAGCCACAACAACTGAAACAGGAACATAAAGTGCGCTGTTGTTAATTTGGACAGCAAAGTCTGCTGCTGCTGCGGTTGAAACACCTTTCAACACACCCAAAACACGCAATGCCTGTTGGCTATTGAGGTTCGATGGGTGGGTCGAATTTTGGACTGCTGGGCCTGGATTTGCCATGATTTTATTCCTTAAATATGTTTAAAAGGGAAGGGCTTGCGCCCCTCCGTTTATTAAGCTGCTACTCGGCAAGCCAACTCAGGGTACAGAGGAGCCCAGCCATACAGCACGTCAACACGAGTAGGAATCGAATCGTTGTTAATGGTGTATTGACGAACTACACGCATTGACAGACCGATTTCCTTGTCGCTTGCACGACCTGCAAAGTGAACACCCTCTGGCAACTCAAGGTCAGCCATAGCCATTGTGAAAGCATTGCGGTGCATTACGATGTTTTGTGGAGAAACAATACCATTTCCACTTGCATTGTATTGTGATGCAAAGAATGTTACGGCAGCTGTAGAGCTAGTAGAAGGAATGCTTACGTTTTGGAACTGACCGCCTGAAATAACAGCAGGGGAAACAGTTACAGAAACGCTTGAACCGGAAGCAACTGAAACAGCAGACTTCACTACGAATGAACGCAGTTTGTTTGTGCCATAGGCTTGACGATTCTGTGGGTTAACTGCATATACACCAGCAATTTGGAATGTATCACCAGCGTTCAAGTTGATTGTGCCTGTGTTAGCAGCAGTCAAAGTGATTGTGGACTGTGAAGCCCAACCGCTAGTCAAGAAACCAGTTGCTGTAGTTGTGTTAACAGAAGCAGTTACAGTAGCTGTAGAGAAGTTACCAAAAGTTTGTGACACGATGTTTTGGTCAAGTTTCCAGTTCATACCGCCTGAATCACGACCCATCAAGCCCTTCTCGTATTGCATACCAATCTTATCGTTAGGAACGAAAAGACCTTTTAAGCTATCAACGATAGTTGCAGAAGTAAATGGCTCAACGATACAGCTACGACGGCCATCACGTGGTGCGCCTTCAGAGTCAAGATACGCTTGTGCTGACAAGTATGTATAAAGACCTGTTGGAGGAGTACCTGCAGTACCAACGATGTTTGCTGTGTTCAAAGCTGCTGTAGTAGTACCATCAAAGTCGATTTTGTTGGCAATAGCTGCTACTGCTGGCTTGAGGATGCGGTCAGAGAACATATCCAAAGACAAAGCTAAGTCTTGGGTTGTGAACTGAGTATCAACGTGGAACTGGGTTGATAAAGTTACAGGAACTGAAGTCTCGTTCAAATCTTCAACGTTAAGCGCAGGGCCAGTTGTACCAATGAAACGACCAGGACGACGTACGTTAACTGTTGCGCCAATCTTTGCGCCAACAACAGCGAACTGGTCATCATAGTTGCGGTCTACTTCGGATGTGAATGTTAATTCGTTTTCGAGAACCATCAACGCTTCGTTGGTGATTTTCGAGATAGTTAATAAGGTATTTGACACGATATTTCTCCAAAAAAATTAGGTTTATCTAACCTTACCAGCCTGTCTTGCAGCTTTCCATTGTGCATACGTTCCATGGAATTCACCATTGGTGTCAACCAAAACGTCTGCACCTGCTTTGCCGCCAGTTAAAGGCTTAATAGGGTCAGGTGCTTTACTACTTGAAACAGTTTTCTTTTCAGCTTTTGGCTTTTCTTCCTTGGCTTCAAATTGCGCTTCTAACTTACCTAACTGCTTTAGAGCTTTAGCCACTGGCATTTCTGTCAGTTCTTTTGCAAAGTCTTCATTTGTAGCTAAGTGGTATAGGAGTTGTGGGCCTACATCACTCTCAATGATGGAATCACGAATAGGGTCGCTTACGACAATATCCGAGGATTTCACCATCCTATCAAAATCAGGCAAGTTCTCTTTCGCCCTCTCAATCTTCTCTGTCCAAGCCTTTGTGAGCTTTTCTTGAGCCTCTTGAGCCTTGCGAGCAGCTTCTTGCTCATCCCTTTGCTTTAAAGCATTTTCAGCACTCCACTCCGCTAATGCTTCGGCATATTCGAAAGCATCATTGAACTGGCTTGCTTGAGGTTTACCTTCAACAACAGGCTTTTGGGCTTGCTGTTCAGGGTTTACCCTAGCTTCATAACTCTGTAGCTTTTCTCTAAGTTCACGAGCTTCGGCTTCAGCTTGCTGTGCCCTTTTCGTTACCTTATCAAATCGCTTGTTAAGTTTATTATCACGCTTCTGTTCCTTAGCATCTTCCTTTGCTTCCGGTTCACTCTGCGCCTCAACCTGTTCCGGCTCTGTAGCTTCTACAGCCTCGGTTGGTTCTTGGTCAGCTAAACCCAATCTTTCTGCATAAAAGGTTGCTGCGTTGCTACTATCTACTACATTCTCTGCTGCTCTTACTTCTGTATCGGCCATCTTTCGAAGCTCCTGATAGTTAATGGGTTATATATACAACTTTTAATAATTGTTGTCTATTTTTCTTTAGATGATTTTTTAGCTTCTTTCATCAAAGATTTCTGTTCTTTCAATTGCTCTTTGGAAAGTCCTTGAAATGGGTTCTTAGTTTCAGGCTCATACTTCTTACCTGCTCTACGAGCCATTTCTTTCATTTTCCATTCGATTACGTTGTCGCTTGTTATTGTTGTCATGATTTTCTCCGATTAGATGCCTCGTTCAACTGCTTCTGCTTCTGCTAGTTTTAAATCTCTTTTGTTCATATTGGCTAATAGTAACGCTAATTGGGCTTTCATTTCTTCAATTTCACGCTGTGTTTCAGTTTTAATCACAGTATCTTGCGCTTGGGTTGCAGTTCTAAGGTGCGTATCTTCTCTGCGAACATCCACATCCATTTGCTTGCGTTCTGTTTCAGCTTTTTGCTTGAACTCTTCCACAGATGCTCGGTACTTCATATCCATAGTCATCTGTGAAATCTGCTGTTCTAACTGCTGAATCATCTGTTTAGACTGAGCCAATTGCATTTGAACCTGTGGCGGTATGTCAGACTTCTCATCGATTTGAGCCAATGGGTTAGAAGCTGCCAAGCGGTCTGCAACCACTTCTGCGCCTGGAAAGTCCATATTGCGGAAGATTAAATCGCCAGCTTGAGCCATTAAATTAGGGTCAGCTTGCAGCAACTGCATCATAGAATCAACAGCTTCTTGGCGCTTGGAAGCATAGCCAGGGCCAGTTTCCATCACAATATCGTATTCACCAACAGTTACATCGTTTAGAACTTTCTCAACACCTTGCTCGTCTTGGGTGCGTTGGTTAATATTCACTAACTCGCCCTTGCTATCCGCACCGATTATTCTAAGCACTCGGTCTTCAGAATAAATATGCGGAATTAAGTCTAGGCAGATTCTTCCACTTTGACGAATAGACCTAGTAAGGTTGTCGTAGTAGTGGAAGTTGGTCATATCGGTCTGTTGCTGCTGACCATTTAAAGCCTTACCGCTAATCATTCCTGTAGGAAGCTGGCTTGGGTCATAAATACCCACCACAGCCATCAAATCGCTATTTAAGCCCTGCAAAGCGGTAACCATACCTGTAGGTGGTGGCTCAGGCTGTATGCGTTCAGGCATAGGCGCTGGTCTGCCCTCGGAGTCGGTTTGTTTGTAGCGTAATACAGGCATCGACTTGATGTTGGCTGTATTCCACTCCATCTCGTGGCCTTCATCCTGACCTTCAGCCAATAAGAACTTAGCTTTAGGTGCAAGGGCAACGGACTCAGTAAGCGCAGTTGACCAAAAGTTATACATACGCTGTGGGTCTTTAGCCATGCGAGTAAGACCAAACTTCTTCTTCTTGCTATCAACAATAAGTTGCTGACCATAGCAAGGCACAACAGGGATATATCTACCAGCCCAATCCTTTTGTTCTAGGATTTGCATTCCGGTGAGTTTGCACCATTTAATCTGCTTTTTGACTGTTTCACGCTTGGAAACCACATAAATGCCTGCGTCTTGCATCATTACTTCGGATGGCTTTTCATCCTCATAACAGGTAGTGCCATCAGACAGAAGCAATAATTTCATGCGCTTGCGTTCAGTATAAAAATACTCGGCTACACGAATGTCCTCTTTAGTAATCCATTCGGACTGACTATCGCCTGTGCCACGTGGAGTAAAGCCACCGCCATCGTCAGCGCCAGGGTACATCTTGCGGAATGCCTCTTTGCTAATAACTTCCGTAATCAAGCATTTCTCGGCATCAGAGCCATCAGGTTCATTGCTATTAGGGTCAAAATAGACCATAAAAGGGTTCTCAATGCGTTTGATATAGATTTCCTGATACATTGAGTCAGGTCTTGGATAGTCATGAACGATGCGCCAAAAGCCCCAACCCATACGCACAGCAAAGTCAAACGCATTATCGTAGGCAGCGTCTGCATCGGATTGGTTTTCAATATGTCGCAGGATGCCTGTAATGACTTCAGCTACTTTCTCGTCAGACTCGGTATTCATACCATGAGCCTTCATGCGAGGTCTTTGCTGTCTTTGTTGATTAGTAATTTGTCGGCAATAGGCATCAATCTTGTTGATGGTCAAATAGGGTCGTGATTCAAGCAATCTAGAGTTTTGAATCTCTACAGGCCATTGGTCACCACCAGCAAATTTAAGGTCATCGAGGGCTTCGACTCGATTGTTTGAGTCGTTTTCCGAGCAAAAGCGCAGAAACTGTTTAGCTTCCTCAATTACTCCTGATTCATAATCATCGCCATATTCGGTGGAATAGACACCACCATTGCCTGAATCGTAGATTGCCATATTAGTTCCTTGTTAGCCCATCCAGCTTGAAATATTGTAATCTACTGGTTTTCTTTTGACTACTTTCTTCTCTTGAATCATTAGTCCTATATATCTAAATGCATCTGCTCCATGAGAATACTGGTCATGCACAGGCTTTAGACTGAATGCTTTGGTATCAGGGTCAACATCGTATCGGTAATGTCGCAAGCAGCTTAGACCTGCAGCGGTATTGGTCTTATCAAAATAACACGCATTAAATATTGTTCTAGCAGCGTTAATAGAGTCGGCAATAGGCACTCGGTCTATGATTTTGACATTGTAACCAGAGCTTCTAACAATATCTTCTAGGCTTCTGCCATTAGCTGCCAAGGTCTTATTCTGAGCATCGTGGGGCAAATACAGGGTGTCATAGACATAGCCAAAGGTTTGCATCCGAGCCAATATCTCGCTAATCGTGGTCTGTGTGGTCTCAAAATAGCGGATTAACCTTGTTTCCATACCTACAAACTGCACAAACCACACCGCAGTTGCATCAGCCCAACCAATATCGAACACCGCATGAACTGGTTTGATTGGGTCATAAGGCACGTTAGTAATCCTGCCATCTTGCTCGGCTCTAGCCATTTCCTTGCCAAAAACAGCGCCATCAATAGTTGACCTTGTAAAGCCCTCCCATACGTTCTGATAAGCCTCAAAGTCCCTAGTTCTAAGGGCTTGCCTTTCGACATCCAATACTTCAGGAAACCAAGGGTTATCGTTCCAGTTGACCTTTTGAACTATTGCGTTGTCCGGTGGATTTACCACAAACCGCTTATAAGTCTCATCAGTAGGCAATTCAGGGTTAAAAGTAACCCATATTTCGCTGTTTTCTTTACGGATAGTCGGAATCAAAATATCCCAAGATATTGCGGTCACGTTGTTTGCTTCTTCCACCCAGCAGTAATCAATGCCCTCAATAGACTTTAGTCCGTTGACGTTGTTTTTGATGCCTGCAAAGATAAATTCTGTGCCATTAGTCCCACGAATCGTGGTTTGAGTTATCTCGTAATGGGCTTGTAGTCCCAAGTTATAGATTTGGTCGCACAGCAGCTTATGCACCGAGTCTTTAATAGAAGTCTGAAATTCCCTAGCGCATAGGATTCGCAAAGGTCTGATGACTCCCATACAAAGCAGTCCCCTGGCTACTGAATGCGACTTACCTGCGCCTCGCCCACCATATAAGACTCGATAACGACTATTTTTAGGCTCAAATAAGCACTTTAGCTTTTTAGGAAAAGGAGGCCAAATGACCCCATTTTCATTCTTCAGGTTTTCTTGGTTCGACATCGACAAAAGAATACTTAATTTCTTTGATTTCTGAGCCTTCGCCTGCGGTTAGCTCAGTTACATTTGTTTCTTTCCAACCAGCCCTAGTTTTTAGCCAAAATATAGCTGCGCCCACATTCCCTTTTTTAGCTTGCTGAAAAAGAGTTCCTGCTATTTGTGCGTTGGCGTCTATGCGTCCATCTTCTAATTCAGCCTTGTAGTGCTTTCTAAGGGTGTCATCGGTGATGTCTAGCTTGTGGGCAATATCCACATAGCGAGTTCCCATAGCCGACAGGTTTCTGACCAGTTTTCGGCTATCTTCATCAGGAATATGCTCTTTGCCCTGTGCCATACCTATTTATATCTCCGAAAGTTGTGCTTTTTTGCCTGTAAAATCTTCCCAACGCTTTACGATGACATCACAGTATTTGGGGTCTAATTCCATCACATAGGCTACTCTGCCATTCTTTTCAGCAGCTAATAGAGTTGTTCCGCTACCCCCAAAGCTATCCAAAACAATATCGCCACCCTTTGTATTATTGAGCATTTGGTACTCAAATAAGGCAACTGGCTTCATAGTAGGATGTTCGCCATTCCTGCTAGGTTTGTCAAATTCTAGGATAGTTGTCTGTTTTCTGTCTGTGGCCCATAGATGACCTGCGCCTTCTTTCCAGCCATATAAACAAGGCTCATGTTTCCAATGGTAGTCTTGTCTGCCCATAACCATCGTGGACTTCTTCCAAATAAGGCATTGGCGCACTTTCCAGCCAGCATCAAAGGCAGCGCCTCTAAAGTTATACCCTTCGGAATCAGCATGCCAAATATAGAACACAGCGCCTGGTTTCATCACAGTATCCGCTGTCACATAGGCATCTCGTAGGAATTGCCTAAAGCCATCGTCACTCATAGAGTCGTTTTGGATAGTTAGCGCATCCTTGGTCTTTCCCTCATACGCTACATTATAAGGTGGGTCGGTTAGCCACATATCAACCTTTCGGTCATTACATAGCTTTTCCATGTCCGTAATAGAGCAAGAATCCCCACACATAAGCCTATGATTGCCAAGGATATATACATCGCCAGGCTTGGTTTTAGGCTCTTCCGGTACGTCAGGTACAGCATCCTCGTCTGTTAGCCCTGTGGTCGGTTCTATTGGGTTTAAAAGGGCATCTAGTTCGTCTTGGTCAAAGCCTAGCACTGATAGGTCATAATCCTCTGAATCAAGCTCTTGTAGCTCAATCATCAATAGATTGTTATCCCAATCGCTATTTAATGCCAATTTATTGTCGGCAATGATTAAGGCTTTCTTTTGGTTCTCGGATAGGTGTGCCAACTCAATAACTGGTACTTTAGCCATTCCGAGCTTACGAGCAGCCAATAGCCTGCCATGACCAGCGATAAGACCATTACTCCCATCAACCAAGATAGGATTAGTCCAGCCGAACTCTTTAATACTTGCAGCAATTTGAGCCACTTGTTCATCAGAGTGCTTTCGGCTGTTATTGATATAAGGTATTAGGCTTTCAATAGCCCTTTGCTCTATCTTCACTCGTTATCCATAGAATCTGAGTTAGCCTCTGCTTGGTCAACATCGGCTTGCAGAGTTGTGTTGTTTTTAAGGTTTGTATATTGGTCTTGGAGTTCTTGTGGAACTTCAGGCTGATAAATAATGGCATTCATATCCGCCTCTACTTCTTCAATAGATTGCGGATACGGATAGGGAAGATAGACGTTTGGGGCTGTCATTGCACTACTTCTACGTCAGCTTTCTCTACTGCCTGCTCTTGGGCAGCTTTAGCTTGCTCGGCTAATTGACCTTCGGCAATCTTTTTGATGCCATCGACCAATGGTGCTGAGTAAGCATAAGGAATCTTCCCTAGTTCTGCTAAGAGTTCGTTGATTTGTTGAATAGTAAATTGAATCATTTTTTGCCTTTCAAGGTTGATTTTGCTGCTGCTTTACCGCCTTTTTTAGCGATGGCTTCACGTTGGACTTCGTATCCAATCGCGACTGCTTGTTTAACTGGTTTGCCAGCTTTAACTTCCTTGGCGATATTCTTATTCCGAGTTGTGTCGGATGTTCCTTTGCGTAATGGCATGGTCTTGCTCCTTGTAGTTGCCTTTTTAAGGGTTGGTTTGACTTTTACTGTTTGCTCGGTTTGAAATGCTGCCCAAGATTTAATGATTTCTTCCGCAGTCATAGACTTGGGTTTAAAAAGGGATTTGAGCCATTTAAACATTTTCAGCCTCTATAAAACAAACATCCTGCCAAGACATAACGAGGTATTTGACCCCATCTTCGTAATATGGAAAGTATTTAAGGTATTCCTCGCCTTTGTCATCGTTCATTGTGCCAAAGCGAATTCTTGCACCTACATCTACAGGCATGGCTTCTCTGCGCCCACCGGATAGCTTCTTGCCAGGGCCAACTGCTATTACAGTGCCCATATTTTCGACCTCTTTATTGTCAACAATAATGACAGAAGATAGTTCACGAACGTCAGGTTTTACTACAATTTTGTCTGCTAATGGCTTGAGTTTCATGGTTTTTTAGGCCTTCCTGGTTTCTTTTTTGGTTGTTCTTCGGTGAAAGTAACAGTTAATCCAGTAGTTATGGCTTCAATTACATGGTTTTTCAAGGGTTGCCATTCCCCACACCAATCTTCATTAGATTTGTTTTGCACAATAGGAAAACGCTTGCAAATGCCCATTCTTTCCCCAAAAGAAAAAAATCGACATAAATTACAAGTGTCTTTATGCTCTTTTATAGCCACAGTTTCTCCGATTAATTGTGGTTAGAGAACCCCTAGTTTACCTTCACGTGCTAGGGGTTTTCGTTTTATTACTCTTTACGTTCGTATTGGTCTTCAGCGTAGTAAGAAGCACGTTTGTGGTCATAGCAGATACCACTAGTACGACCAGTATTGAACTCTTTGTCAGAGCCAATAGCATCTTCTTTACCCATGCCAACACCGCCACGCAAAGGCTCTTTGCGATTGACTTTGTCATCAACAGAAGAAGCGCCTTTAGGTACTACTACACCTTTAGCAGGCACACCCTTCATGCTGTTTGGGTCAGTTGTTTTTCCCATTTTCATACTATTTCCTTTTTTAGCTAAAAAGACTGCAAAAGCGCAGTTTAGTTATTTTGCCTTATCCATTACCCATGTCAAGCATTTTAATTAGGCGGATGGCAGCGTCTACCGAGTCTATTCGGCTTACAGCACCGCCTCGCCATTCCTGCATAAACTTAATTTGAGGGTCAGTATATGAAGCCTTAGAGTCTCTTTTAATCTCTACCAATACGGATTTACCTTTATATCCAATAAGTAAATCAGGACAACCACGACCAACAGTTGATAAATTAAGCACAGAAGCTCCCAGCGCAATAAAAGTATGCACAAGCTGTTTTTGATTCTCATCAACTCGTTTCTTGTAATAAGTCATTAGTTTTCTCTACCAGTTCTTCAGGGCTTATTCCCCAATAAGATGTAAATCCTTTAGCCCCAAGCGAGTGATAACTGGTATCTCCAAGTCGATGGTGGTAGGCGCATAGGGGGACTGCAGGCGCAAGGTCTCGCTTTCCCCCGTACCTTCGCACGTGATGGATTTCCACCGGTGTGTCGGTGTCCGCAATTCCTTTTTGCCTGCACAATATGCAGCCCAATCGTGCCAATTTACCATAATGGTCTTTTTTAGCTTTTGTCGGCATATTCATACCATTGTAAATAATACTGTTTTAATGACTCAAAATTGCTACCAGCTAGTGTGCAACTGCCATCTTGATTAACTAAGAAGTATTTTTGCACATTAGTTCCGTTGTCGGTATCGCCATAAATAATTAAAACAATAAAATTTGGCAGCTTTGCAAAGGCTTTGAGTAAATACTCTTGGCCCTTGCTAATCTGCTCGTTTTCACGCTTCCATTCCATTACTAGGAACTTGCCTTTTCTTTCGCATATTCCATCGACATTGCTTGGCAAAAAGCCAGCGTTGTCTTGTATAAGACCATAAAAATCACCATAGTCCGTATGCGATGCATAAGGGTTACGCATCATGGGTTATGTCCTCCAGCTTTAAGGCTACTTCTACAAGGTCATTAGCTATTTGGTAAGCCAAGGGTTTATCTTGGGCTATGCAGGCTTTGTAATAGGCTTCTAATAGCTTTTTGGCTGCTAAATATGGGGTGCTAAAGTCTTTCATTAAATCATTCCTTTTCTGCGATTGCTGGATAAAGTTTGCCAAAGTTCGGTGATTCGTATTTCAGAGTTGCGCTTATTGTCTAAAACCTTAAATTGCTTGTAAGCCTCAACCCATTCTTCCTTTGCGTTAGCGTATTTAAGGCTCGCTACGGCTTTTGCTTCTCTTTCGGCTACTGTGCCCTCAGCTATCAAAAAAGCATGGGCCTTAGCTTGTTTTATGCTTTCCTCTGCTTCTTTTACCTTAGCGCCCAAAAATCCATGTTCTTCATCGGTGCTGGCAAGGTATATCAGCGCTTTTTCAACTCGGTCATCATTTAATTGCTCAAGATTCATTTCCACTCTCCATATTCATCTGCTCTATTTCCCTTCATCCATTGGTCTTCTAAATCTCTTAATAATTCCTTGCTAAATTGGCTCTTTTTCAAATAAGCCCTAAATTGCGCCAAACCCCATGTTCTTCGCCAGTAAATAAGCTGGCGCACAGCACATCGGTGTTTATGCTTTTCTTCATCCATCTAATCGTTCTTTAATGAATTCCCATGCAATTCCAGCCACTTGTGGAACTTGACCATTTCCAATGGCTTTAAGTCTGTCCACCCTAGCGGCCACCCCATCAACCATTCGTACAGGTTCGGATTGATTGAAGATGGAATGTAAGTTCCATTTTTGACTGCATTTTTGTGTGCGCCCGACCCGCCTGCGTTCCCCCCCCCCGATGGAGTTGTTGGTGTTGGCCATATAGCTTCCTTGCGCTTTTTTAATGCTTTCCGACTGTTGCTTCCACCATCCTTGCCTGTTGTTGGGGTGTGAAAGAAGTTCTCTCCGTTTGGCAACAATCCAAATTCTCTGTCTGTGATGTTTAGCTCCAATGTCTGAAGCTCCAATGACTCCCCATCCTGCATCAAACCCCATCTCGGCCAACTGTCCAAGAACTGTTCCGAGTCCTCTATGAACGAGCATTGGGGAGTTTTCCACATAGACAAATCTTGGTCGAACTTCGCAAATGATACGTGCCATTTCTTTCCACATTCCGCTTCGTTCACCTTCGATTCCTGCTCCTTTTCCTGCTGCGCTAATGTCTTGGCATGGAAATCCGCCTGATACAACGTCAACAATTCCTCGCCAAGGCTTTCCATTAAAGGTTTGAACGTCATCCCATATTGGGAAACTCGGCAAAAGTCCATCGTTTTGCCTGGCGCACAATACGCTTGCTGGAT